CTAGTAAAGCGCAATGATGCGAGTAGCGTCCGTACCAGTCGCATACACGCGCCGAGCGCGAAGCGGCACCACAAAACCAACCTGAAACGTAAACGTTATCGGGTTAACGTCGCCCCACAAAAGAACCTTCACATCCGTGGTCGAACCACCAGTTCCCTTATGCACATTCAATGCTCGCGGAATCTCATCAAGATCCGTCGTATCACTCGGCGTAATTGCTACCGCGCGAGTGTACGGCGAAAGGATACTCGCTTCGCTCGAAGCAAAATTATTAGTAGGCACTAGGAGCGCCACCAATAGGCGCAGCGCCACTCATGCCCGTCATCTGCTGCGAAGCAGAAGCGGGGGCAGCGCCAGCGCCACTCATCATCGGCGTAAGCGGCGCAGACACAGCGGCTTCGCCGGCCGGGTTCGGCGTCGGAAGCGAAGCGATCAGCATCATGATCTGCTTCTGCATCTCTTCCTGCATCATCGCCATCTGCTTCTGATGATCAGCCATCTGCATCGACTGGGCCTGAGCCAACTGTGCCATGCCCGGCATAGCCGCAACAGCCGGAGGCACGCTAGCGCCAGCCGGAGCAGTCATCGGAGCGCCCATCGGCGGCGGAGGGATCATCGGGCCAGCGCCCATCATGCTCGGATCAACAGCCATGAGAATATCCTATCACGCCGACTTAGCGAACGAAGAAATCTGCCACTGAAACATCTGATGCTTGTCAAGACGATCCGCAAGAAAATTCAGAATGCCCTGCTCGCGATACTTATCAGCACAATCAATCGTGTCCTTGTACTGAGCAATAAGCGCCTTATTCATATCACTAAGGCACGCCAGCATCTCGGATACGCCCTCGCACTCGTCAGGCTCGCCAAACTCGATATCAACCATCTGGTCGAGTTTGCGAATGCTCTCAGCAAGACCATCGAGAGAATTCCAAGCATCCGTATAAATCTCTTCAAAGAACTCGTGAAACTCGGCAAAATCCGGGCCGGTAACGTTCCAGTGGAACTGGTGCGCAGTAATGTAGTACGCGCTTACATTGTTCAAAAGCGACTGTAGTTCGTTCGGAAGCGTGCCGCTTGCGGCGGGTTCGGTTTCGGCGGAATGCTTGCCGCCTTCCATCTTATCCTCAGCCATGTCGTCTTCAGGCTTATCCTCGGTCATTGCTTCGCGCTTTGGCTGCTCGTTCGACATGGCGTCGTGCTGCATCATCATTTCTTTCGACATTGGCTTCATGCGGAGAAGCGCAATACTGACCTGCGGCTCGCTCTTCTTCTTTAACTTGTCAATAGCGGCCATTACATAGCCTTCTTCCGGCCAGCAGCGGCGCGACGCTGGAACTCTTCTGCGCCCAACTTCTTACGACCAATGTACGCGGCAAGAGCGCGAGGATCCTCAGCGCCTTTCGCGCGAAGCGAACCAACAAGTTTCGCGTACTTCGTCTTTTTATTCACGCTAGAACTATATCCTACTTGCCGGATTCTCGAAGGCGCTTAGCCAACTTAGCCGACCAAGACGCAGCCGCGTCCCCACCCCAAGCCTGATGAGCAACGTAACCCGGCGTCTCCTTACCGGGCGTTCCCCAGCCCGGTTTACGATCAACAGCGTGCCGAGCGAAGAACGAGTGCATACGCATCACATGATCACGGGTGAGCGGCGCACCAGCAGCAATCTTGCGTGCCCGATCAGCAGTCGCAGGCTCAAAACCACCACCAGCCTTGCCCTTAGATACGAGGTCTAGTCCGCGCCGCGCGGCACTGCGAGCGCCACTAGGCGGAACAAAACCAGCCACAATCAGTCCTTGCGACCCTCAGACTGAATTTTCGCCCACTTTTTAGCACCATACTTCTTGCGCATAATGTACGCCGTCAAAGCATTCGAGTCCTTGCCACTCTTCGCCTTCAACTTGGACGCCAACTTCTTGAAGTCGCCCTTCTTGTAATCTGTACCCTTAACTGGCATACGAGAATCATACATGCTATGGTCGCGTAGCGGCTAGGAGAAACCAACCCTCACCCGCTCACTCGCGGATCTCCTAGCCGCGTCCAACCACAAATCGCGGCGCACGCTTCTGCATCGAAACCTCAGCCTTAGGCTTAGGCTTCTCAACAAGACGAATCGGAGACTGCGCCTCCTGCTGCCACACAGCCTGCGCACCAGCCATAGCCATAACAAGATCGTCATGACAACCCTCATCAGCCTCCGGACGCGGCTCCTTACCATTCCGATCCCTAAAAACAAACGTTCGCAACTCGTCAATAAGTAGTTCGCTCTTGATTCGGTGCGGCTCATCACGAATCGCGGCCTGCATAGCGGCAAGCATCATCGGACGAGTAGCACTTGTCGTGTTCCAACCCAGCGTATTGTCCATACGAGTCTTTACGCCAATAGGGTTCGCGGGTCGCCAGATGCGTGGGTAGCCCATGACGTTTTTCAACTGGGTAAGGACGGCTGCTCCCGGCCCATTCCGCTCAATCGCCATGATTGCATCGTTATACAAGCGGCCAAGACGCGCCAAATCGTCGGCGAACTCGTCAACATCGGCGCGATACCGGATTTCTGCGACTTGTACGCCATTATCTAGGCGTAGAACTTGTGCTACGGAGTAATCCGACCCGGAACCAGCGCCAATGCGGGATTCTCGACGCTCATACTCGTCAAAACTCACGGATCCGGCCACATCAGCAAAGATCAGGTAGCGAACACCCGCTTTTGGTGTTTCCCACATGCGCATTCCGCCGCGTGGCTCCTCATAAAACTCAATACGACCGCCCGGTACGGGCATTCCCCGCACAAAACCACGCTTCTTAAACGGCTCTGCTGACAGATTATCGAGAAAGTTGAAGAATTGGCGGCCCGTTGTCTCGCAGAATTCGCCGAGAACGCGGATTTTGTAGGCTGCGGAGTCTTCGCCCCACTGTTGTTTGGCGTCTTGTACCCATTCTTCTGTGATTAGGGCGCGTTTTGCCTCTTTGGAAACGCGCTCATTGGTAAAACACGGCGCATCGAACGCGCTCATGTGGACTGGGTACCACCCAGAATCCTTCTGAAACGCCTTATAGAAGGTTCCGGTGGGCCGAGTCGGGTTCCCAATCAGCAAAACTCGTGCTTCTTCGGCGGTAAGGAAACCTTCCGACGCCTCATAGATAGCCTCATCAACACCACTGGCCTCGTCAACGACGAGCATCATGCGGGGAGCGTGGTGGCCCTGAAACCGCTCTGGCTTGTCCGTCGAAAGGCCCATTGCAAACCAGTCCGAACGGACTTCTAGCGAGGATTTGAAGATCTTTCCGAAAGCATCCTTCCCGCCCGGAATCTTCGAATGCCTGACAGCGATCTCGCGCCACAACAATTGTTCGACCTGACTCCACGTAGGAGCCGTCGTAATCACACGACACGGCCCTTCCGTCATGAAATCCAGCACAGCCGTCGCCGCAGTAGCCGTCTTGCCAACACCGTGACACGAGCGAACGGCCACGCGCTTGTGCTTACGGAGCGCATTCAGAATCTCGCGCTGCTTCGACCACGGCTCGAAACCAAACAAATTCTTGGCTTTCCACACCGGATCCGCCATCTTCGCGCGGATCTCTAACGCGGCACGATCAATCTCACTCACAGAGTGCCCCCAGAGGGACTCGAACCCTCACGCCTCGCGGCAACGGATTTTGAATCCGTCATGTCTGCCAATTCCATCACAGGGGCAAAAATCATGCAGCATCATCCGGCTCAACAACGACCTCGCCCTCAACCTCAAGCGCGGCACGCGCATCCTCAGCCGGAATCTGCGCCAACTGCATCAACGAAAGAGTCTGCGGCCCAACCTCATGCTCCACAACCTCCTGCTTATGAAACCCAAACGAACGCTCCAACTGCCACGCCGCAGGCTTCCAATCACCATTCTCCGTCGCCTCATTCATAACGCGCAGATTCTTCTTCATATGCTGCTTCCGCGCCTCATAAAACCGATCAGAAAACTCGATATACGACGGCTTCTCACGCAAACGCCCACCACGCAATGCTGTCACAAACGTATGTTCCGACACACCAAGCACACGCGCAATCGCAGACTCGAAAGCGCCAAGACTCGCCATCTCAATCGCCTCCTCCATCTGCTCCGCCGACAACTCCGAAGGCTTCACCGAATGCTTATACGCACTAGTAAGAAAAGCACTGTCATCAAGACCAAACTTCTCAACAGCCGTCTGCTTATCCTCA